AAGTAGCTGTAACTATATCTCCAATAGATAAATTAAGTGCTTCTGAAGTTACTGTTACTTCTGCTTTTAAATTGTTTCTTGATCTCTTTAATATGTTCTCGCAAATTTCTTCAGCTTGATATGGAGAAGTTACTTGTAACATATCAAAACTTCTTTCAAGTAAAGTATTGTTATCATCACTTAACATTGTTGCGTGTTGATCTTCTACTGGTAATGCTGAATCATCAAATGGTGGAAAAGAAACTGTATCTGATTGATAATCTTTTTCTGGGTTTGTAAATGTTCCTATAACTCGGTTATACTTTTCAGATTTACTTTCACCTTGTAATTTAACTTCGCTTACAACATTATCTTTAGTTAATAGTAATTGTGAACTTCCTGAACCTTCAATAATGATTTTGTATTTACCTTGTGTGTAATTAAAGATTGCTCTCATAGGTACTAAGAGTTCTCTTACATTCTCTAATACTTTTTTTTCACTATCTATAACTGCATTTGTTTCAAATAAGTTAATATCGCTTGTAGCACCAGAATAAGGTGTAACTTGTGTATCGCAAGTATTTGCAGAAGTTTTAAATGTATCGTAATTAGTTTCAAAGGCATCATTAGGTAATCCTTTTCCATATCTGCTATTTCTTAAATAATCTAAAAGAACTAATGATGAGTTTGCAGAATAAGCCCAAGTAGAAGCTGTGTCTTGTCTATGTGAACCAGAACCACCTTTAGTAGAATCTAATCTAGGGTCATAAATCTTTTTACCTCTAACAGTTACTCTAACTTCTGGTAATCCATTAAAAGCATCTTGATTCCATTTAAACCTTAAAGCAACATAAGCAAGACCAGATAGTTTATGATCTGATGTCCAGTTAGTAGTCTCATCAAGTAAAGAAGAAGCTGATTGATTGTCTAATCCAAAAAATCCTTGAATAGATATTAAAGATTCTCCACCTTTATAATAATTAGCATCTCCACTAGATACTCCTCTTATAGTTCCATCTGTTAATGCACCATCAAATGTAACTAATTTGTCATCAACGTAAACTTCATCTATTGCAGTTATTCCTGCACCACCACCTTCGCATAATACTCCTGCTACATAAAGATATTGATTATCAGCACCAGAACTTTCAACAAATACTCTAGTTAATCCTACTTGTCTTTTTCCATACACAACAGGAATAGGATTGTTGTTAGAATCTTTATTTACTAATGTTCCTTTAGCTTCGTCTTGTGAAGATTGTCTAGGTGCTTTTGGTTTAGGCGATATAATATAACTTATCGCAGTTGTTATTACGAATTGAATGATTGCTGATACTATTGCACCTTTAGCCATTAGATATGAAACTCCCTTTTAAACTTTTCTGCTTTTCTATAAATATGAAAGTTATTATCTTGTCTTACCCATTTAACAGATTCATCTACTTCAATCTTTTCTTTAAAATAATTCTTAACCCATTTCATAATTTGTAAACAATTACTTTTTGCCAATACATTCATAACCCAAATGTTATTTCCACAATTCCATTCATTGTCTTTTAGCTTTCCAGTTAAAACAAATCTTTGTTCAACATTATCACTTAGATATGCCCAGTTAGTAAATCCAACATCTTGATTTCCTATTCTGTGTATTTGATATTGGTCTAAGTTAATTGATGGAGTAACCATCTTAGCTAAAAATTCATAAGATAATTTATCATACTTAGGAAACTGTCTAAATAAATGGATTGTTCTATATAAGTCATTCATTAAGCTGAACCCCACTTAATTCTTTGTGCAGTCTTACTTGCAAACTCCATACCTTTGTCATTAGGGAAATATATCTTTTGTGAGTTTTCAGCAGTTCTTCTTCCTGAAGTCTTTTCAAAATCTGCCCAATGCGAAGCTATGATTACATTAACAGATGATGTTGTTTCATTTTCTTCTAAAGTAAAGCTAGATATTCTTCCATCAAATAAAAGAAATGGGTCAGCTATTAGTGCCTGACTATCATTTAAGAAACCTCTATAAACTTTTGCAGGTTTGTTCATGTAGTTGTTGTTTAGTAATAAAGAAATTATTGTTGTATCTGCACCTGAGAATTTAAGTGTTAATGAGTTTACTGCAACATCAGCAGTTTCTTGAACTTCAGAACTACCTAAGAATAATGATGAAGCTGTATAAGTATTTCCGTCAAAGGTTAAATCTTTATAATGATCTGTGTAATAAGTTCCTGTGCTTATGCCTAAATAAATAAGTTCAACTGGATTAAGTTTATTAGTTGCTATCTCGGCAATTACTCCAGCAGTTAATGATCTTGTCATTACAGTACCTCTATTAAATCAATTTCGTATTGGAAATAGTTTTCTGTACCGATAGTAAATTCTTGAATATCTCCTGTAAGTCCAACTGTAAAATCTACATTGTCATAAATGATTACTGCATTGTCAGCTACGTTTGCTCTTAATGGTGGTTCAAAAGTTAATGTTCCTGCACCAGAACCATTAGATGATACATCAGCTACACACATATAAACTTTTGCTTGTCCAGTAAATCTAAAGAAGTCTCCAGCTTTAAGTACACCAGTTAAATTATTTCCCATACCATCTATTGAGCATGAAGTAACACCAGCACTAATAGCACCAGCAACAGATATAACTGTACTAGCAGAACCTTGTGCATCATCAATAGTTGGTGGAGTATATTGGAATGATTCCATTTGTGATCTTTGTTTCATTATAAAAGCAAGTATAGGTGCAAACTGACTTCTACTCATAACTGGGAATCTAAGTCTTAATCTGAATTTCTGTCCATCAATTTGTCTTGCTTGTCGTCTGCCAGATGCAGTTGTAGTTACAATAGTATTTTGATTTGTGCTTATAGCTACATCTCTAGGTGCTGGACTTGCTGGGAATGTGCCACTCATACAATATTAGACTTTCCTTTTTGATTAGCACCTTGATTAACTAAGTTAATTATAGTTGCTCTATTATCAATTAATAATTCTTTAATACCTCTAACATCATTTGCTTGAATATTAAATGTTATATTCATTCCATTACCCATATCGTGATTAGGAATAATAGTTCCATTTGTATTTGGTACAAATAATTCTCTACCACGTTCTCCAACTGTAATTGGCATACCACCTCTAACAGAACCACCTTCTGCCATTCCTACATAAGTATCTGGTATTCCACCAATGTCAGGATTAAATCCACCACCACCACTAAATAAACTAGTTCCAAAACTTAATAACGAACTAAAAAAACCACCACCACTATCACCACCGATAGCTTGTCGTTGTGCTAATAAAGCATTTTGTTTTGAAATTTCTAGTGTTTGTAATTTAAGACCAGCTAATTTTAATCCTTCTCTAATTAATATTTCAATTTGAGTTGCTAGTATATTTACTAAAGCATTTTGTACTGCAGATTTTAAAGCTTCACCTAAAGACTTTCCTAAAACAATAGATTGTGCAATACCTTTTGAAAAATCTTTTATACCTTGATTAAGTGTTTGTACTACTACATCAGATGTTTTTTTAAGTTGATCTAAAGCTTCTGTATTAATTCTTCCAAACTTTTCTATAATTTCATCTAATAAGCTTACTTGTTTTTCTAAACCAGTATTAGTATTGTTAATAAGTTCATTCTTTTGTTGATTTTTTTCATTAATAGATTGTGTCTTTACGTCTATTTGATCTAAGAAATCTTTTATAACTCCATAAGCACCAGATTGTTTATTTAATTCACTTGTGTTCTTTTCTAAGAAGAACTTTTGATCGCCAAATTGTTCTACAAATTTTCTTTGTTGATCTAGTAATGAACCAAGTGCTAATGCTATTAATTTTCCACCAGTACCTAATAATAAAAATCCTATAACTCCCAGTTCTCTAACACCACTTGGAAGTGCATCTAAAGCTTTTAATAATCCTTCAATTCCACTTGCTACAAACTTAAATATAGGTGCAACAGCATCAATGATTAAACCAGTTCCTAATAATAAACCTTTTATTGCTCTTGTTAATTCTTCTCCAAATGATGTAGCAAACTTTTGTAATGTTGCACTATTCTTATCTAAGTTGTCATTTATAACTGATAACCCTGCACTTATAAAATTAAAGAAACCACCTTTATTAATATCGTTTTGAAATTTAACAAATGAATTAGTGATCTTAGTTAATGTTCCTTGAAATGTATTTGATAAAACATTAGAAGCTTGTGCAAATCTACCACCACTTCCAAATACTCTAACAAATGCTTCTTCAGTAGCAAATGCACTTACATCAGCACCTTTTGAAAACCCTAATAAACTTGCAACACCTTTATCTTGAAAAAGTCTTGCTGAGTTAATTCCTTTAGTGAAAGCTTTTGATATTTGTTCAGCAGAAGTTTGAAAATCTAATCCAGTTATTGCAGATACGTTACCAACTATTTGTAAGTTTCTTGCTAGTTCTTCTGAATCTTTTGATACTACTGCTAAATTACCAGCAGATGAAATAATGTCTTGAAATGCAAATGGTGATTTACTTGCAAATGAATTTAATGTTTTAAATGCCTGAGAACCTTTTTCTACTGAACCAAATAAGAATGATAATTTGTTTTCTGTTAATTCAGCTTCGCTTCCTACTTTAGCTAAACCTCTTAAAGCTACTCCACCACCTAGACCAATTAAAGCATTTCTTAAATTAAATATTGAGTTTTTAACTTCTGTAAAAGCTTTTGTAGCATTGTCTATAACATTAAGTTTTATGTTTAGTTGCTGATCTGCCATAGTGTAGTTTTTCTTTTTCTGCCTTCACTTTAAAGTAAGCTATCCAATAATAAAATTCATCTTGTGTCATAAGACAAATTTCTTCCATACTTTTGTTTAATTCCTGACCAAGAGCAAGTATAGAATATAACTCCGTATCAGATCTTACTTTTTTTCAGCTTCCTCGTAAGAAACACCATTCAACATTTCTGTTGATACTCTAGCTATAACATTTGCATCAGCATTATTCAATAATGTTAGCTTGTCATCTAGCTTAAATATTTTATTTCCTTCTGAGTCTTTTGCTTTTAAAACGATTGCATCTACTAATACTCCTAGATCATCATTCTTAGCACCTTTGAATAGGTTTCTTTTTTCACCAAGTGTAAATGGTGAGCAATATATTATTAAAGGTTTGCCTTCCTCGCCCCACTCAGCAACCTCAATCTTTTTTATGCCTAAAGATTCAAATTGTGCCTTCACTCTATCTATTACGTTCATATCTTCCTTTTCTAATTAATAATTAATTACGCAGTTCCAAGTGTTATTGCACCTGTTCCTGTAAATGTTATTTCAGCTTCTACCATTCCATCAAAAGATGCTGATATGTT